CTAAAGTCTCGAAAGTGCTTGTAGTGTCTGAGATACCTGCTCTTTTCTTTGATCTTCAAGAAGATGAGCGTAGACTTTTTGAGTGATCATTGTATTGGCATGCCCAAGTCTTTTTGAAATATAGTTAATGTCAACGTGATTGGCAATCAAATAGGAAACGTGAGTGTGTCTAAGCCCATGGAAAGTAATCGCGGGGGAAATGTCGAGAGTCTTCTCGATCGTCCTTAGATCCTTATTAATTGCCGTGCTCGATAGCATGTTATGCCGTATGCTGCGAAATAATAGTTGCTTGCTATCACGATAGCCCTGAGCAAGGTAGACCTCTTGCTGTTCTTTCTTGAGACGTAAAAACAAGTCTGCAAGTTCTCTCGTGATGTCGATGTCACGTACACTTGATTTGTTCTTAGTAGCAGCAAATCCGCTGCCATATCTGTGATCCCACGTTCTGGTAATGTGCACAACGCGCTTTTTAAGATCAACATGATCCCACGTGAGCCCAAGAACTTCAGAATACCTAGCTCCGGTCAGTGCCCCGGTTGCGATGATGTAGTAAGCAATATGCTCGTAGTCTGCAAATTCTAGGCAGTAATTGACGAGCTTGCGCAAATCCTTTACTTGCAAATATTTGATGATTCCTGCTTGGCCTTCATTACCAGTGAGGACAACGTTATGAGTGAAGTTAGTATATATTATTTGGTCATCGACGGCAGAATCAGCCATTGAGCGAACATAGCCATTCAATTTGCTGACTGTATCTTTAGCCCTTTTTTTGCCAAACTCATTGATAAATGCCTGCCAGTCTGATTTTGAAATTGATTTTAGTTCACGGCTTTCGCCCCAATAGGCTAATAACTGTTTACGAATTGTTTTATACCGGGCTTCGGTGATACGAGAATGCTTGCCAGATTTGTACAGCTCAATCCATTTGTCCCAGTAGTCGATTAACGTTATCTTGTTAAGATCCAAATTTGCACCGCGATTATGCTGACGTTCGACTTCGATTGCCGCTATATCAGCAGCTTTTTTTGAGGGGAAGCCACCCTTGTTGACATACTTGCGTGTTCCATCATTATCCTTGTAAGAGACACGATATTGCCATTTTTTGCCACGTTTACTAATACTGGCCACATTTACACCTCCTTGTGCTACAATACAGACGGGTGCTATTGCACCCACCACACATTCACGTTCTTTTAGGCGTCTACCCATTCACTTTAGCCAGTGGGGTAGGCGCTTTTTATTTTGTATCAAGCCCCACTCTCCGGCTTGCACGGGGACGCCGCTTGCGTGGGGAAAGGGACTAATCACCATAGTCGTCGGGAGCGGTTCCGGCGTCATCAATCTTCTTGGCCAAAGCCAATGGAACTGTGATTTTGCCACCCATGGTAGATTTGTAAGTGGTGGTACCCAAGCTTTCAGCATAGAAGGTGATCTTGTCATTTTCTAGAATGCGAGAGCCGTTCATAATATCTGGATCATAACCGACCATAATTACATTGTCATAATTACCATCAACTGCAACACGCAAATCAGTTTCATCGTCACCCTCAACGACTTGAATAACTTCGCCCGTTAAAGTGATGTTCTTGCCCTTGTAGTCGTCTGGAGTCCGTGCCAACTGTTCATAAGTGATCCCAGTGTTGTAGTCAGCTGCGTTGAATGTTTCTGTGTTTGATGATTCTTCATCATCAGAGTCATCGCTATCAGTGTCTTCGTAACTGTCATCATCTTCTTGCGACGATTTTGCCTTTGACGATTCAGCTTTTGAAGACGAACTAGACGCAGCTGACCTGTTGCTTTCTCCCGAGTAGGTGCCAATCCAAAAAAAGATTGCAATAAATGCTACCGCCGACAATGCGGTAATAATAAGGTTCCGCTTTAGTTTTCTCGGATCCTTTCTTTGAACTATAGACAATGTGCCAAATATTGCAGCCAATAGGAGCGATCCTAAAAAGGCAATTAAGATAAGTAGTTTCATTATTCCCCTCCAAAAAATTCAGCTTTTAACGTCGATCAGAGTTTGGACGTGAGATTTTATAGAACTACCGTGTACACGACTACCTTGCCAATGATCTTGATATTCTCTTCTTCAAGGTCTTCATAGGTATACATGATAGGACTAAATCTTTTGTCGGTGGAATCTGGAATAAAGGTCACAATCTGTTTTTGACGATCATTATAGAAATATTTGACAGCGTAGTCACCATCATCTGCAAAGACAACTATGTCACCGTCTTTAAGATCTTGAATGTCGTTGTATTGCTTGACTGCTATTAAAGATCCGTCCGGAATCGTTTGATTCATTGATTCGCCATTAACATGCATCATTAATATGCTACTGTCTCCGGCATATCTTCCCATAACACTATCTGGCAGTTGAATCGTTTCAACATCATCGGAAGTTAGCGGATCGACATTGCACAAGATTCCAGCCGATATCTCAGCGGGAATGTATGGATAAGAGTGAACATTTAGTTTTTTGACTTTAAAAGGATCTACAGGCGAAACTCCTATTAGGCTTTCCGGAGTTGTATGAAGAGCACTTGCAAATTTATCAACATAATTTAATGGAAACTCACGTGTTCCATTGAAATAGCGAGACACAGACGATTTTGCCATGTCAACACGGCGTGCTAGTTCACTGATTGAAATCCCTTCACGGTTGCGAAGATCATTCAAAGTCTTGATTATTTCATCATTTGTTTTCATGTATCTCACCTCAAGAATGATTTTAACACCGTTCCCGATTGTGCACAATAGGGGCACCAAAAAACAATATCTGAATATTTTTTTGAAATAATCGTTGACACATGGGAACGCGGATGATATTCTTTAGATGTTCCCAAAAGGAAACGAAAGGAGGCAATACAATGACACTAAATTTAAAACGTCTTCGCGCTGAACGTATCGCAAAAGGAATGAACCAAGATGAAATGGCGAAAGCTATGGGATGGCATACCCGCTCTTCGTATGCTAAGCGTGAGAATGGTATTACAACAATCAGCGCTACCGAATTAGTAAAAATGGCCAGCATTTTGGGGTATGGCACCAATCAACTTGATCTTTTTTTTACAAATAACGTTCCCGATAGAGAACGAAAGGGGATGACGGTATGAACGAATTACAGCGTTTTGATTTTAAAGGTCGGCAAGTAAGAACTGTGGTTGTTGATAATGAACCAATGTTTGTCGGTAAGGACATTGCAGAAGTGCTGGGATATAGTAAGCCAGCTAACGCAGTAAACAAATATGTACCCGACAAATTCAAAGGGGTCACCAAATTGATGACCCCCGGTGGAAAACAGGATTTCGTTGTTATTGCTGAACCCGGGCTTTATAAATTAGTTTTCAAATCTGATATGCCAAACGCAGATGAATTTACAGATTGGGTAGCAGCAGAAGTTCTCCCATCAATCCGCAAGCACGGTGCGTACATGACGCCTGAAACGATTGAGAAGGCCATCTATAATCCAGACTTCATTATCAATCTGGCAACGCAGCTAAAGGACGAACAAGCAAAAACAGCGGAACTTACGGCTGATAACGAAACAATGAAGCCTAAAGCGTTGTTTGCAGACGCGGTAGCCACAAGTCACACAACTATCTTGGTCGGTGATCTTGCCAAGGTGATCAAACAGAACGGCGTTGACATTGGTGCCAAGCGGTTGTTCGCCTGGCTACGTGAGCAAGGCTATTTGATCAAACGGATTGGTGCCGACTATAATTCGCCGACACAGCGTGCAATGGAGCTAGGCTTGTTCGAGGTCAAGGAAACGGCGATCAGTCACTCGGACGGCCATGTAACAGTTCAGAAGACCCCAAAGGTGACCGGCAAAGGCCAGCAGTATTTTATCAACAAGTTTCTACAAAAGGAGATAACAGTATGAACGAAGAAAACAAAAAGCCCCGCACTGATATGGGCAGCACGGGGGTAACTCTTTACACTTGGCGCACTAGTTATCCATTTCCCCCAGCAGTAAAACCGGGAGACCTGGTGACAATCGTTATTGAGGACGAAGAATTAACCCACACTGTAGGAACCTTTGCTTTCGTCTCCTAAAGGAAGAGTGCTCCATACGGTAAGAACGTTGGACGCTCTTTCAACGAGGACCTCTTCTTTACCATCAACAATAAGATTACGAATCATAAATAATTCATTTCCATCTTTGAATGAGTAGGCACTTTTAATTGCTACATCTTTCGAAGAAAACACCGCGCCAATATTGCCACTGGTAGGAGCAAATACTTTTTTGTATGGCAAGTCCATTTATATCACCTCCTTCCATCACCAGATAACCTGATTATCTGTCAAGGGAAGGCCAAAAGAAAGAAGGAATCGAAATGATAGGCAAGAACGTCAGCGATTTAATCACAATTTCGCGACATGACTTGGATGAACTTGTCCGGCAGCGTGTTGCGGAGGCCTCCAGACAGCCAACGGGTTTCACAGCGAACACTCTATTTACCGGTATCGCAATAGACCCAAACGACATCATGACGATCAACAAGCGCCACGGGATGCCTGAAGACCGATTCGGGGTATCTAGTTCGGTTTATAGCAGGCATCAATATGATGACGGAAATATTATTAGAAATGATGGATCTAGTGCCAAAGAACTGCATGACAAGCTTCGTTTTTTAGCGCTTGCAGTGGTTGGAGAAACGAAGAATGGACTGGTTACACGTGCCGACATTACGACAGTACGAGAGGCGTACTCAAAATTCAGGGATGATTTCTTGGCCCTGTACGATGATCGAGCCGCGAAGCTTGCCAAAGAGTGAAAGTAGCCAAACAAAAGGCAGCCTAAGAAAAAAATCACAGGAAAGGAGGAAATGCCATGCCGTTGTTGCAGGTTGTTGAAGATGATCAGATTTCAAGCAAAAAGTATTTAGCGGTCGATGAAGAAGAACTGGCAAAGATGATCGAGGAGAACCAAGAGCTAAAACGCAAGCTAGCAGCACGAGGTATGTGGACGCTCACAACCGCAACAAGCTATGTCGAAGGGCATAACAACACGTGGGTAGTTAACAATATCTTAAACGTCCCACGCTTCCACAAGTTCTTGCAAGATACCGTGGTTTCATATCCACCGCCTGGCAAAAAGGGGTATCTGTTTCATCCGAAACCATGGCTCGACTTCTTAGACAAATGGTTCCCAGAGATTTCAAGGTCACTTAGAGAGAAGGGCAAATAATGATTGGCTATTTACTAATTGCTGGTGGCTTCGGCGTGATCGTTGGTCACTGCTTAGGCCACAGCGGAAATTGGAGGCAGTGGATTGAATGAAGCAGAACGAACCATTGGCGATTTGCTGAAAGAGCATAACAGATTGATGTTAGACGTCATTCGCGGCAACCACACACCAATTGCAAAGATGCTGCTTGCCGAGAATGAGAAGCTGCGTGCACGACTAGCGAAACTAAGGGGATGACGTGATGACTAATGAGGTATACGAACGAATTATAGCCGAGGCGAACCGCCAGATCGCTAAATATCGCAAGGTTGCCTATGACTATGGGCCGAACAACACAGACCCTCATCAAACGTATGCGATGGGTCAAGAAGATGGCGCCGACACAATCCTATCCATTATCAAACAAGTCATGAAAAAAGCCGCTGGCCCGCATGCCAACGACTAATAGAAAGGAAATTCATAATGCAAAATAACACATTGTCACTTACTGACTTCAAAGTTGATTATAAGCCATCGGTGCTGACTCTACAACATGCAGACGAGCTTGCGGCCAATATCAAGCTATATGCCGAAAAATACCGTGGACTTGTAATCACTGAAGGAACTTTGAAAGAGGCGAAAGCGTCTCGTTCTGACTTGCGCAAGTTGTCAAAAGCGCTTAATGACAAACGTATTGAAATAAAACGCGAATACAACAAACCATACGATGCGTTCAAATCCGTCATTGATGGCATGATTAGCGATATTTCAGCGGTTGAAACAGCCATCAACGATGGGATCAAAGAACAAGAACGATTAGACGCCGAACAACGCAAAGAGCAAGTACTTGATGACATTACAGAAATTGCGCAGTCACGTGGGATTGACCCGAAAGACATCGAGTTCAACGACAAGTGGCTCAACAAAAGTCTAAGCAAGCTTGAACGCACGCGGCAAATCGGAGATGCGGCTGATTATATTGTCAAACAGCGTGAAGAATTTGCCGCAGCGAAGAAGGCTGTTACCAAATATGCAGAAGCCATGGGCTTAGATGCTGGCGGGTGGGTTGCACAGATTGATCAAGGTGCTTCACAGCTAGATGTTATGGCTCGCGTTGATGCCTATGCTGAGCGGCAAAAGCGTGAGACTGAACAAGCTAAGAAACGTGCCGAAGCACAAGCCTCTATTGATGCGCTGCATCAGAAAAAGGTTGGCGACAAAGTTGTTGATACCAACACGGGTGAAGTGGTTAAGCAGCCAGAAATAAAGCACTACGGATTCGAGGTTGTTGGCACTTTTGATGAAGCTAAAAGCGTAGCGGATTTTATGACAAAACAAGGCATTGAATTTATCACCATGGAGGCTAAGTAATGGCCGAGAAAGAAAACGACACGGTAAAAGACAGTCTGTCTCTTGTTGACCGCATTTTGATAGCCCAGCAGGCTGTTGGTGTTATCAAGAAAGATGGTCAGAACTCGTTTCAACATTATAGTTTTCAGAGCGAAGGCGCCATCAAAGATGCTGTGAAACCGGCACTGATCAAAGCCGGTCTGGTCATCAAATTCAGTTATGAGATTGTCAACCAGTATGATCGCACAACGGGCAAAGGTGGCAATAATCACTTTGTTGATTTGATGGGAACATTCACTGTCACTGATGGTCATGATGAGATGACATTTACCATCCCGGGCAGCGGTCAGGACACTGGCGAAAAAGCCATGGTCAAGGCCAGCACTTCAGCGCAAAAGTATTTTTACAAGCAGATGTTCAACATTACTGACACCGAAGACTCTGACCCTGATGCAAATGACAGCTCAGCAAGCAATGGTCCAATAACCAAAAACAAGCAGTCTATTCGGCCAAGTGCCATTCTTGATCACGCAACCGTTAAAGCTATCAAAGACATGATGGTTCAACAGTTTAAAGCTTTGCCGGCCACTAACAAAAAAGGCGAGCCAAAGCCAAAAACGGTTAATGAACTTGCTGAAATATGGATAGGCTTAGCGAATGCAAAATTCGGCAGCAAAGCAACGAGTGTTGAAACATTGACTCCTAAAGCTGCTGCTGGTGTCAAAAACTTGCTTGAAGCAGAACTCAGAAAGTTGGCAGGTGGCGAACGTGAATGAGCATGAAGATAAACGGCAGGCTGGATAAGCTTTCAGGCCAGCAGATTACTATCACTGCTGATGACTCTGTGAGCTTGTATACGCTGTCTAAGCTTGCCGCGGGTAAACGACCATCGATTGAGTTAGAAGTCGAGGACGGGCGCCATATAAGCCCAGATCAGCGCAAAAAGATATTTGCACTGATGCGCGACATCTCCGACTGGAACGGTGACACGGTGGACATGATCGAATGCCTCATGAAGTCGTATACGCGTGAGATTTTTGCAATTGAACCATATTCGCTGAGTGACTGTTCGATGACAACTGCCAGCAACATGATCTACACGATCTTAGAGTTTTGCTTCCGCAACGATGTGCCATTCAAGACGAAGACGTGGGACATGATACCAAACGACTATGCGCGCCAATGGTTCTGCCTCCGTTTCCGTAAATGTGTTATCTGCGGAAAGCCCGCCGACTTGGCACACTTCGAGGCTGTCGGTATGGGGCGCAACCGTAACAAAATTGACGAAAGTCAGTTCCATTACATGTCGTTATGCCGCATTCACCACGTGGAGCAACATACAATCGGCATTGAGACATTTATTCAGAAGTACCACATTAAACCAATTAAGCTAACGCCAGAAGACCTTAAACGGGTTCAGCCGCGTTACAAAACAACCAACGAATGAGAGGAAGACAAAATATGCTAAATTCGGTTTCATTGACAGGACGACTTACCAAAGATGTTGATTTGCGTTACACACAAAGCGGAACAGCGGTTGGTTCATTTACGATTGCTGTTGATCGCCAATTTCGCAGCACAAACGGGGAACGAGAAACTGACTTCATCAATTGTGTCATCTGGCGTAAGTCTGCTGAGAACTTTGCCAACTTCACGCACAAGGGTTCACTTGTTGGCATCGAAGGTCATATCCAAACACGTACGTATGATAACGCGCAAGGCCAGAAAGTGTTCGTGACCGAGGTAATCGTTGAGAATTTCGCCTTGCTTGAGCCACGGCAGACGTCTCAGGACAGCCAACAACGATCGGCTAATAACCCAGCGGCCGCAAGCCAAGGCAACCGTTTTGCCAACAACGGTCAGCCAATCGATGTCAGCGATGACGACTTACCATTCTGATTTGTTCCCTGAAGGCGGTGTCGATCATGAATGAAAGCCCTAGTTACTATGCCATCATTCCAGCAGGTGTGCGCTATGACAAACAGCTACCACAAGGAGCCAAGATCTTGTATGGCGAGATCACGGCACTCAGCAGTAAGAGCGGCTCTTGTTGGGCGAGCGATCAATACTTTATGACTTTGTACGAGGTAGGTCAAACCACTGTACAAAGATGGCTACGTGCTTTAGAAGACAGCGGATATATTGAACGTCATGTCAAATACAAAGACGGTACCAAAGAAATTGAAAAAAGGTATATCAAAATCCGTACAGACCCTATGCCCAAAAATGGTAATACCTATAGCCAAAAACGGGTATACCATATGCCCAAAAACGGGCAAGAGAATAATACAAGTATTAATAAAAACATACGTGCATCCAGCACGTTAGAGAGTGACTTTGAAAAGCTCTGGAAACTGTATCCAAAGAAGATCGGCAAGAAGCCGGCACTAGCTGCGTACAAACGAGCAATGAGTAGAAAGAAGAACCCTGCTACCAACAGACAAATTCAGGATGGCATTGTGGCTTATCGACAGCTAATCAAGAGCAAAGGCACAGAGAAGCAGTTTGTCAAAGACGGTAGTACTTTCTTCAACCAAGAGGCATGGAACGATTACCTTGAGGTCGTAAAAGAAGAACGAGATGAGCAGGAAGCTCGAAAGCCTAAGTTCGATCCCAAGAAAACTGCTATTGCAATGTATATCGACTACAACAGCCCTGACCGAGTGCTTGAAGAAATCCAAGCACAGGGTATTCCAATCAATCCAGAAGACGCTAAACGTTACATTGCTGAATACGATGAAGGGAGGCAACAAGCTTGACAAAAAAGCTTTATGACCCTAGCAATCCTGAACCACACGTCATGTATGGCTTATATACGAAGCCGGAACTTATCAAGTCTGAATGGATTGATCCTAAATGGTTTAACAGCCAGCAATACGCTGCAGTAGTTGCCTACATGAACAAGTTGCCAGGTGACGTTGACACGCTAGAATTACAGGATGGTTTTGATACAGCTCATCCTGGCGTGATGTCAGTAGCAGATTGGCAATACATTATGACCAGCGATTTTGGCACCTCACGCTTTGACTGGTGGGTAGGCAAGCTAAAACGGGACTATTTCCGTAGTCAGCTCATTCAAACAGCACAAGCGTACTCGGAAGAACCAAGCGAGGACAATCTTACCGCAATGATGGTTGCCTCACAGAATGCTACTGCTGCCAGTCAGACGGTAACTGAAAGTAGCATTGCAGATTTGGCAGCGGCCATGGAAGACAAAATGATACACGGTGCTACTGACAATGGGATTAAAACGTACTTCACTCTTAACAATATTCTGGGTGGTGGTTTGATGCCGGGACGTTTGTTGACGATTGGTGCGCGCCCTGGTGTCGGTAAATCAGCATTCGCGGTCAATCTCATCATTGAGGCTTTGAAACAGCAACCGGAATTGACAGTTGATATGTTTTCACTTGAAATGTCAAATGCAGAAAACTACAACCGCTTGTTGGCCTGCAAGACTGGCATCAGTGCTGGTAAGTTCATCAACCCACAGAAAAGTCTAAGCGATGCTGAGAAGGTTGAGGTTGAAAAGGCAGGAAACGTACTTAAAGACTATCACTTACAGCTTTACGACAAGCAGGTGGAATTACCGCAGATTGTAAAAACAATGCGGCAGCGAGCCGCTGATGCAGATAAAGGCTACCTTGCGATTGTTGATTATCTCGGGCTGATTGGTGTTCGTAGCCAAGCCGATCGCCGTCTGCAAATCGAAGAGATCACCCGTCAATTCAAAGTGCTGACCAACGAGCTTGGTATCCCGATTGTTTTGCTTAGTCAATTATCACGAGGTGTTGAGAATCGTCAGGACAAGCAACCGGTACTCTCAGATTTACGAGAGTCGGGATCAATTGAACAAGATAGCAATGCGGTTGGATTCCTTTGGAACAGTGACCGGCAGAACGAAAGATCAGATATCCGTACTGTGACTTTAACAATTGCTAAAAATCGTGAAGGAGCACTTGGCAGCATTGATTTTCGCTTTTTCGCACCAAAGCTGCAGTTTAAGGTGGCGTATTGAAATGGCTTATCCAACTATGACACTTAAAGAGTTCAATGAGTACATGCAGGAGGGACATTATCAATACTCGCTGTTCATCATTCTGCAGCTTGATGAAGCCATGGAATATCTAAAAAATGCGCAACAAGCCGATGCGGATATGAAGAAGTTTTGGTACCAGTGGGCGTACGTTACCTTGACAGATGCCTTAGAGACGGCTGAGTCAGAATATTATGGGGAAACTAGTGCTTATCTTCCCACGAAAGAAACAGATCCGGTAACACGAGCCTACTGCCAAAACACATACGACATTTGGCGAGGATATCTGAAGAAGCTAAATGTGAACTTACCGAAGCAAAAATTTTGAGGAGGCAAAAGCATGATTGAGCATGAGGACGAAACTAACAATGCAGGCCAAGATTGGGCACGTGAACGACTTCGCAACTATCTCGACACACACGAAAATCTAAACCAAAAGCGGTTTGCATATGTTGCTGGCGTCAGCCCTGCAACTATTGGTCACTTTCTAAACGATGGAAATACCTACCCTGTTTTTTTACGCAAAATTGCACGTGCGATGACCACTTCATACGAGAAGTTAATTTCGCCAATTAGCGAAGAAGAATACCGCGAGATACAAAAGGTATTGGGAGTGTAGCGTTGTGAAACATCACAGTAAATACAATGCGCAACCGGTTGTGATTGATGGCATTCGATTCGCAAGCAAGGCAGAGGGTGCTTACTATCGGCTGATTCGCAACAGGCCACAGAAGATCACGATGCAAGAGCCATTTGAGATTCTGTCTGCTTTCAAGATCAATGGCAAGCGATACTCGGCAAGAAAATACAAGCCTGATTTCTGCTTTTATGACGGTGAAAAGCTTGCAAAGGTTGTTGACGTCAAAGGCGGAAACGCGACTTTGACCACCGATGCCAGACTGCGAATGTTGCTGTTCATGATCCGCTACAAGATACCGGTCACGATTGCTAGATATGACTATCACACAGGGCTATTCACGGAAGAACAGCTTTAGGAGTACGACCGATGAAAACAGGAGACGACACGTTCGATGACATCTACATCAGCAAAGAGACTGGCAAGGTCGTAGGCATCATGTACGAAGATGTGGACTACAAACTAGTGCCAATCAAACAGGAGGACGAAAAATGAGTGAAGAAAAAATGTACGCAGTTAAGAACGATGAAGGCAAATACTGGGACTTTGAAGACCAAGACGGCTTCTGGGAACTAAACACCGTGACTTTAGCGACTGTAGCTGGCGAGCAAGGTGCCAAATGTGTGGCTCATGATCATGGCGGCCACGTTGTTACGTTCGTTGAGGAACCTGAAAAGGTAGTCCTAACCAAGAAACAAGCCGAAATCGTTGAAGATGCATATGTTAAAGCATTCCCAGCTACCTTTATTTATGGCAGCAATGAAAAAGATGAAGAACTGTTGATGAATGCTTACGTCAACGGCTACACCGTGGCAAAGGAAAAGAAATACAACGTCAAGGTGCCAAATACCAAAGATGTTTGGTATTACAAGTCGATTGACGGTAATTTGCGGACGATTTGCCCAGAGGATAAAAAACTTCGTGGCACGTTCACCGAAGCAGAGATTGAGCATTACGGCCTGCAAGACTGCGAGAAAGTCTGGTGTGATAGCGATGACTGAGGAATGGAGACCAGTAGTTGGATTTGAAGGCTGGTATGAGGTGTCGAGCAAAGGACGAGTTAGATCTATGCCACGAACAATCATTCAGAAATCAGCAGCCGGATCAGTTTGTGCCGAGAGACGTGCAGGCAAAATGATGAAGCAACATGAGAATAACTGCGGATATTTGTATGTTGCTTTGTCTAAGCAAGGCAAGCGCAAAGCATACCGGGTGAACCGATTAGTTGCATCGGCGTTTTTTGGACCGTCTGATTTATGGGTCAACCACAAAGATATGAACCGAAAAAACAATCACGTTGAAAATTTGGAATATTGCACGCCGCTATACAACAGACACTACGGAGATGGAATTGAACGTACAGCTGCTAAATTGCGAAAGCCGTTTTATGGGATAAGCCCAAGCGGAAGTAAGGTCACTTTCAATTCTATGAGGCACGCTGCATCAGTAATTGGAACGTCAACTGGGTTTATCAGTGACGCTTTGCATCACGCGAGACAGCACAAAACGTGTAAAGGATGGAAATTATTGGAGGTGACTGACGATGACGACTAAAGCTGACATAGACGCTGCGCAAAAGGCCATCGATGCCGCGAACAATGCAATCGGCAAGCTTGATCTGTGTGGCCTGTATGATTGTGCGTGGCAAGCACATGATGGCTATCAACGCATCATCGATTACAACAGGGAACAGTTGGAGGTGACTGACGATGAGCAATGAGACGAAGCGGGACGTGTTCGAGGACTTAGTCGAAGAACTAGCAAATGCATACATTGCCTTGGACGGTGAAGGAATTGGCGAAGATCTTACTAACGAAGACAAACAAGCCTATCTGAAAGACTATGACAATGCCTTGCCAGATGATCTGCCGGTGATTCCGGAATTAATTGGGAAATACCTGATAATGCGTAAGCATGATCGTGGAGATTTGGTTCAGGCGCTTGATGAGGGTACGTCATTTTTATTGGATGGCACTCAATGGGAAAGCGTGCAAGATTGGTTCTGGTTCANTACGAAGCAGATTTATACTGCGAGCGTCTCAACCATGAGCGGTTGGAACGCCTTGGCTTGATTGAGCACCTGAACACACCAGCAATCGAATTTGAGTAGGAGTACATCACCATGAAGACATACACCAAGCGGCGCTGCGGAAGGAAAGCCAGGATGTATTGAACAATGTGGAACATGGAGAAATCGTGAAATTGGAGGCGGAGAAATGAAATACTACGAAAAAGAAGAACCTTTCTATAGCTTGATCGTTGCTAACAACACTAAGGAAGCCCTTGATTTGTACCGTGAAATGTATGGGGATAATGATGATCTCGAAAAGTTTAGTGAGTTAAACCGTGAAGAAGCACTGTATCGTATTGCTTCTGCAAAAACAGAAGACATGGATAGTCTCACCTACGAGGAGGTTAAAGAAGACTTGGACGCTAAGGTACCTACAATGCTTCTGGTAGACAGAGGCATCTTATAGGAGGCGGAGAAATGAAACGAGAGATTAAGTTCAGGGAGAATCCGGAGCTGCTGGAGGCACAACATGAGTAAAAGTAAGGACGTTGACGCTTATCTTCAAGGCGAGCTGTGTGCCAAGGCCGAGCTTGCAACTAAGCTACTACACGACATTGCCTGGTCTAAATGGACGACTGACGCGATGACTACACGTGTTGACCCAATCTACAAGCAAGCCAGGGAAATAAGCTATTGGCTATTAAGCAGTGACGACTGGTATACCGAGAATGAGGACGGAGGCGAATAATTTGGATAGCAAACAAGCATTGGCCAAAAACATTAGGGACAATATATATGAGCTTGGCAAGACACAGTCTGAATATGCAAAAGAGATCGGAATACCCATCACCACGCTTCAATATGCAATCTCTGGGAAGGGCAGTGTTTCACTCAACACTTTGGACAAAATCGCATATGGAGCTGGGATTGATCCGTGGGAGCTCATTCGGCCTCCTGAAAGCAAATAAAAAAGCGCGCCTGATTAGGGACGCGCCGGAGGCCAAACGTACACGTGATTGACAGCAAATGGAATCATTTAAAAGGAGTAGGCCTCCGAAGACAGTATAACAAAAGCGCACCATCACGGCACGCTTATCCCCCAAACTTTTACAAAATCAATTATACCATAAGGAGTGGACGCAGTGGTGCGAGCAACGAGATATTTTAGCCCAATTGATCATGACAAAACAATTGAAAACGCCAAAGAGGTCTTGGGGAACTACTGGCATCACAAGCGGCTCGCTCAACGCACCAAAATAGCGCTCAGAAGCCCCGTGATGGACGGCATGCCCAAGTCACCTAGCTATGGCAACAAAGCCGAGGAAAAGGTAATATCGCACGCTGACGAGCTGTACTATATAGCGTGCTGTGAAGGCGCTATTGAATCTATAGAGAATGAAGACTACCGGATCATTTTAGTTGAGAGCTAT